TGTGGGCAAGGCTGTGGCGGTCAGCTCGCCGGCGGCGGACATAGACCAGCTCACAGAGCAGTCGCAGGCTGCGAAGATCGGCAAGTACCTCCAGGTGGGCTACCCGACCGGGGCCGCAGCCAACTCGCCTAGCTCGATGCCTTGGGAGTCCTACGACGCAGCCACACTCGCACAGGTGGCGCAGTGTCTAACAGGCTGCTGCAGCGCGATCGACGCCATACAGCAGCGCGAGGCTGTTGAGGCGGCGGCAGGCACGCACCCGCAAGACCAGGAACACGTCTGGGATCTGCAGGAAGCCGCCGGCGCGCTCGACTGTGCGATGGGCATTGTGGCGCGACTGTCGTTCATCGAGGCTGCTGAGGGAGAAGTCACCAAGGCGGGCAAGGTGCTCTCAGCGAAAAATGTTGAAGCGCTCGAAAAAGCGCACGATCACTTGAGGTCCGTCATCGACGGGGCCAAGAACAACAAGGCCGGCAACGCTGGCTCAACCTCTGAGGAGGAGAAGATACAAATGGAAGTAACCAAGTCCGAGTTCGTTGCCGGCGTTCAGGAGATCATCAAAGCTGAGCGCAAGGCTGAGAAGAAGGCGAAGAAGGAAGAGGCCGAAGCCGAGGCTCAGAAGAACGCCAACAACGGCGGTGATGTGACCACGGCTGACATTCACCCGACAGGAAGCGCAGACGCAGACGATGTGAACGCGATTCCCAACGGCGGGAGCGTCGACCCGAAATATGTGAACAAGGGTGAGGGCGATGAGCCTGAACCTGCAGTAAAGCAGATGGCAGATCAGCTCGAGACACTGACTAAGGGCTTGTCAGATGTACAGGAGATGGTTGCCAAGTTCGCAAAGCGCCCCCGCGCTGGGGGTCCGTCACTTGACGGCCAAGCTCGCGGCATCTCGCCTGCGGCAGAGGGCCGGCTCAGCGACGCGACCAAGGCCGCAGGCGACGTGGACATCGAGAAGCTTGCGAAGGCTCTCGAGGATGAGTCCGACCCCGTGAAGAAGAGCGAGCTCGGTCTCAAGCTGACGCACGCTCGTCTGGTTCGCGCACACGAATCAGGCCAGCTGTAAGCCAACCCCTAACCATAGGAGCATCTCCACATGGATCTCTCTAATGTGACTGCGGAGACGCTGGAAATGATCAAGAAGGCGGAATCATCCGGCATCTTGGTCTCTACCGGCATTCAGGGCGTAGACCTTTCCGGCCTTACCGCGCTGGTTCCGGTCAACGTCCCCGCACGAAACAACACCTCCGCCTTCCCGCGCGTGATCGCGGGTATGGGTAGTCAGACGGCTACCTGGCGAACGCTGTTGAACATCAACAGCAAGCAGTCTGACGCGGCGGTCGGTTACGACTTCGCCGGCGGTCTGACCAAGTTCGACGAGGAAAACGTCTACGCGCCGTACAAGCCGCTGGCGAAGGCCGGTCGCGTCACTCTTGACGCGGTTGCTGTCGCCCGCAACTACGCGGACGCGCTGGCGGTGGCTGAGCTGCAGACGCTCAACCAGCTGTTCATCGACCAGGATCTGCACATCATCAACAGCCAGAACTGGGCGCTCGGGAAACCGGCTAAACCCACTACGGTTGTCGGAAAAGCGAAATCCGGTAAAATCGAAGAAGAAGAAGTCAGCATCGTGGTCGCTGCGCGGTCGGGTGCCAACTACTTCATCTATCCGTACGAATCAGGAACGGTTCACTCGGGCGGAACAGAAGTGTCCGAAGTTACGACCGTCAAACCTGCCGAAAAAGAAGTCACGGTCACCGCAACCGTTCCCGCTATCAAGGGCGCGGTCGCGTACGACTGGTACTTCGGCAAAAAAGGCGGCACGCTGTATTACGTCACGACCACTACGGTTGCGACGAACGTGTTCACATCGGTTCCGACAGAAGCAGCGAAAGTGCTCCCGACTCTGCCGTTGCTGAGTGCGGCGTTCCCGCTGGGCACGTCGAAACTGGTTGAAGAACGTACTACGAAAGACACGTCGTTCAGTAACAAGTGGTACAACGGAATCATCGCCAGCACGTTGGGTGATTACGGAGAAACCGGCCCTGTGAAACCAGGCTCGGGTAACGCCACTGGTGCCACGTTCATCGATTGGGGCGGCGCGAAAATCACCGCATCTGGCTCGAGTATTGAAGTGCTCGACAAGATCAACGACGAACTCTGGGCTAGCGTGCAGCTGTCTCCGACAGCGTACATGGTCAACTCGCTTCAGGGCGACGAGATCACGAAAGCACTCCTCGAAACGAGTGCTGCGACAACCTTCCTGCCGCCTACGGACGCCGACGCGCGTACGAACCTGGCCGGTGGTGGGTATGTCGGACGTTACATCAACAAGGCGGCTGGCGGTGTGCCGGTGCAGATCGAGGTTCACCCTCGCGTTGCTCCGGGCACGATCATCGCCCGCACCGACCGCGTTCCCTTCCCTGGGAGCAACATCGGTACGGTGTACGAGGTCAGGTGCCAGTATGACACGATGCGTTTCGACTACGCAGCGAACTACAACCCCGAAGTTGAAGGCGGCGGTCCGCGTTACGACTTCGAGGTGCGCAGCCTAGAGACCCTCGTGAATCGCGCTCCGGTCGCTCAGGCGATTGTGGCGAACGTAGCCTAGCCCCACTCACTGCTGCCCCGCGCGTTGCTGCGACCTCCCGGCTCGCGCGGGGCGGTAGACCAACACCACAGGAGGTAACACCAATGGCACTAATCCACCAGATCGAAGAGTCTGACCAGCTCAGGCACGTTCTCGACCCTGTTCGCGGACACGTCATATCCCGTGAAAAGGTGATCAAGCAGGGTAGCGCAGCATCCATTTCACACGAGGGCGAGGAATACCACATCTTGCCTGACGGTTCTTTCGACGTGTCAGACGAGGCGGCAGAGTTCCTCTGCAAGCACCCTGGCTGGTACGCCGGCGCTAACCCGTACGCTGAGCCGCTGAAGACTGCGGCAGCCTAGCTCGCCGTGCCTGCTTTTGTCCCGGAACAGTTTGCGCAGCCTCTGGTCAGTCCAGATACTGCGTCACTGTTCCGGCGAACGCCGTACATTTCACCGTCAGAGTACGCGCAGGCGCCGACAGCGGTAGCCGTCAACAACCTCGTACCTGGCGGCAGCAAGATCGAACAGGCGGCTGCGTTGGCTGCTGTCATCTCGCGTGCGAGCGACGAGGTGGACACGATCTGCTTCCACCGCGCAGACGGTACGCTCGCCGCCACACCGGCCACAGAGTCGGGGTGGATCAGGCCGAAGGATAACGGCAGCATCTACTTTATCTGCAACTACAAGCCGATCCTCGAGGTGGACGGTATGGCGATCGGCCTGAACGCCACCGAAATGCAGAACATCAGCCAGAGCACGGCTGAAACGCTAACCATCAACGGGCAGATCATCCTCCTGCCGTGTTACAACTTCAACGGTTTCGGGCAGGGCGGTTTCCCGTCGATCTCCATTACCCGCCCGACAGTCGGCGGTAAGGTGTATGCAGTGTGGCGCTACGTGAACGGTTTCCCGCACACGTCGCTGGCAACCGAAGCTGCTGAAGGTGAAAGTGAAATCACGGTTGACCCGTCCGAACCGGGCGGCTCGAAGGTGTACGGCGTCTACGAAGGTACGCAGCTCACGATCCACGACGGCGCCGCCACAGAGGTTGTCGTCGTCTCAAAAGTGGAAGGGCTCACACTCAAACTGCTCGGCCCGCTTCAGTACGAACACAAAGTGCCGACGCCGCCTGACACGGTGCGAGTGTCGGCTGTGCCGTGGGTGGTGGAGCAGGCGACCGTCTCGCTGACGAGCTGGCTGATCAAGAAGCGCGGCACGCGAGCGATGATGATACCCAGCTCGCCGGCTAGGAGCGCTAACCCGCCGAAGCAGGAAGAAGGACAAGCAGGCGCCTCGACTGATTACAGGGACGCTGTGCAAATGCTGAAACCCTTTATTGTGCCCTATCTGAGGAGTACCTAATGCCTGCGCCTACTGCCCCGCAAGTTGTCGTTCAGATCACGCCACACGAAATGGTCGTGAACTTTCAAGGCGCATGGGAAGAAGAAACAACCTACCAGCTGGGACATTGGGTGAGCTACGAAGAAGGGCTCTACAAATGCGTGCAGGCAGGCGCGAAAAAGAAACCTGCTCTCGCCGGCACGGAATACTGGAAATTCATCGGCTCGCTGCCTAGCTAATGAGCCGCGTTGAAGTCCGCAAAGCGGTAGCTGAATACTTCGCTAACGCTGGACTCCCGCACGTCGGACAGGTCTACAGCGCGCGGCCGGAAATCATCCAAGAGGACGCCTACGAATCGAACCGCTTCGCTGAAGCCGCGCCGTCAGCTAACGGCTCGAGCGCTGTGCTGGTGGTCAACATTCCGTCCGACCAGCGAACACGTAGAGCGGACACAGGGCGTGGCGCCGTGAACGATAGTGAAATTCACAAGATCGTCATGGAGGTTTTCTTTGCCAGCACAGGTGGAGAAGCCGTAGTCGCCCAAGACGACTACGACGAAGTGGTAGACGAGATGATAAAGCTCGTACGTGCGAACGCCACCCTAAACGCGCCTGTGGGCGTGATCTGGAGCGCCGGCGAGTACGATGTCGGCGTACAACATCAACAGAGCGCACCGTTCACTGATGCTGACGGGCTAACGGTTTTCATAGCAGGCGCCGTGAGCTTTGATGCGTGGGAGTGGCTAAGTGGGCCGGTATAAACGTCTAGAGGAGCGACGACCTAATGCAATACAAGAACACTAGCGAGCACCGCCGCGTGTGGCCGCACATTCAAACAGAGAACGGGACGACGCTCGAGCTAGACCCTGGCGAGGTTGTCGAGCTCACCCTATTCGACGGCTTCAAAGATTTTCACCTTCAGTCGACAGACGAGCCTGAGCCTGAGCCTGAGCCTGAGCCTGAGCCTGAAGACGACGTAGACAACGACGATGACGAGCCGGCAGCTGACGACGCTGCATCAACCGACGACTAAGGAGTGCAGCTATGCCGTTTGCTTCACCATTTTCTGCGATTCCGGTTCCCGAGACTACGGTCGGGATCGCCCTAGAGACCGAACGAGGCGTGCCGGTAGCGCCTGAATATTGGATTCCTGTTATGGGGCCCAAGTATAAGCCTGACCTCATGCTGCTCCCTGACGAGGGGTTGCGCGGGTCGATGGTGACGCTGTACGACGAGATCCCGAGCTTGCGCTACGACTCGCACGCTTGGGACAACTACCCGTACCTCGACACCTACCCGGTATTCCTACGTGCGCTGCTCGGTTCAAAAGACAAAAAGACTGTGGCGCCGACCTCTACCGAACTCGTGGCGGAAGCGAAAGCGGGTGCGACGAAAATCCTGACGAAGGCGACCATCGCCGCCGGCAGCTATGTCGTCATCGGTACGGGCGTCAGCATCATGGAGACGCACAAGACCGGAACGCCCGTGGAACTCAAATCTGAAGAATGGGAAATCCCGCTTGTCTACCCGCTCGCGTTCACACACGCCACTAAAGCTGGCGTCGTCGGTCTGACCAAGCACGAATTCAGTCTGCTCAACAACAGCCCGGAAACCGGCAACCAGCCGCCCAGTTACACGATCACCGACTATGATGGCGAGGAAAAATGGCGCTCGCTACCGGCTGCGCAGCTCAGCTCAATTGCGCTTTCGGGCGCTGCTGACTCGCTACCGAAGTCGGCGGTGGATTGGTTCGCTAACAAGTCGATTACACCCAGCGCGCCGACACCCTCGTTCACCACAGCCGAGGCTCCTCCCGGTTGGGCGGCTGTGCTGGCGCTCAACGGCACGCAGGTTGGCTATCTGGTGCAGTGGTCGTTCGATCTGAAGCGGAATGTGAAGAACGTGCCGGCGATCACGAACACGCAGAACTACTACCAGCACTTCGCTGGCGCGCTCGAGGCGACGGCGAAGATCACCGTGCTCGAGGACCCGGCAGCAACCTGGCTGACAGCATACGAGAACGGTGAACTGGAGTCGGTTGACTTCACGCTGGCTGACGTGCAGTCCGGCTACGCGCTGAACCTGCACGCCACCAAGTCGAAGTTCACCAGCGGCGAGCTCGACCGTTCTAAGGAGTGGGTGGAGGTGCCGCTTGATGTGCAGCTAATCCCGTCTAGTACAGACGCTCAAGCAGGCGGTGTGTCGCCGATTGTGTGTACGGTGGCGAACGCAACGACCGCCGAATACTAAGATAAAGCAGGAGGTCAAAATGAAGACAATCGAAATTCCTGACGGCTCAGCCGAGCTGCGCGAGAAACCGGATATCAAGGTCAGGCACAGACGCTTGATTGAAGCAGCAGGCGTTGCGGCTATGCCGGGGCTAGCCAAGCTGCCGTCTACTCGAGACGAGCTGGAAAACCTTGACGTAGCGAAGGTCGGCAGCCTTACACGCACTGAGGCCGATTCGTTGTTCACCTTGCAAGACGCCACCATTATTGCGGCGCTTGCTAGTTGGACTTTACCTAAGCCGTTGCCGACGATGGACACGGTAGGAGACCTAGACCCTGAGCTGTACGACGCGCTGGCTAACGCCACACGAGAGCTGGGCACGTCTGTAGCAACAGGCGTTGACTTCGACCCGCCTGACCCGCGAAGTGAGGGCTTCGCCTCGAGCCCTACTCAGCCCTCAACCGCCTCCGATGGCGACTTGAGGGCAAACCAGGGGTCAGAGTCGACGGAGACGTTGCCGACCGATACGCCGAGTACCGCTACCGTCGAGTCTTCAGTCTGACGCATGAGGAGTATCTAGACGAGCCGCGTGAGACTGCGGATTGGCTGCTGGCAATCCACTCGCTGGTACAAGACATCGAAGACAAGCGAGGCGCTAATGCCCGCCGATGAGACAATTGCTGCCCTCGACGCACTGATAGCCCGTCTCAGTGTGGCGGGGGCAGCTTCTGTTACTACAGCAGGTTTGGCGATACAGCGTGTCGGCATGAGCAAGACGCGCGTGAAGTCAGGCACCCTGCGCCGCTCGTGGCGCACAGAGAAGCTGCCTACAGGGGGTGGTGTTTTCGCCGCGCGTGTGGGGCCGACGACAGTGTATGCGCGCCGGCAAGAGCTCGGCTTCCTGCCGCCACTGAAAGACTCGCTGGGGCGCACGTTCCCGAACGATCGTGGGCACCCGTACGTGCGGCCTGCCTTTGTTGAGGTACTGCCGCAGATTCCTAAATTCATTGCCAAGACCTACGAAGCCGCGCTGAGGGGGTGATCTCATGCCAGAGGGTACATACCTACCGCCAGTCGTGATCGAGCTAGCCGTCAATGATGAGGCGGCGATTACTCAGCTCAACGCTTTCAAGGCGACGATGGCTGAGACAGCCAGCCAACTAGACGCTGATGCAGCGGCGATGGGCACGAGTTTAGAGGCAGCAGGTGCTGGTGCGACGGATTTGTCTGATGCTGGAGAGTTGGCGGCGGCGGATTTGGCGGCTTCGACAGGGAATATGAAGACTAGCGTTGAGGACGCTAAGGATGGGGTGCATAACGCCTCTGAGGGGATAGCTGGCGATCTGGCTGGGATTGGAATAGGCGCGCAAACAGGAGCCGACAGCACTGAGAAAGGAATGAGCGGTGCTAAGACTGCTGTTGAGGACGCAGAGGATGACATCGAGTCAAAAGGGGATGGCTTCGCCACTCGTGTGGCGAAAACCTTTGAGTCAGCTGGTAACTCGATGGCTGCCTTTGGTATTCCTTTCGGTGAAAGCGTAAAGAAAATGGGTTACGCCGTCAAGGAGGGCGAGACACAGGGTAAAGGGTTTTCGTCTGCTCTCTCTGAGATCGGAAACGTTGCCTCGAAGGTGGGCTTGCTGCTAATCGCGTCTATCGGGTTTGCGGCCATCAAATCTGCTAGCAAGTTCGACGACGCGATGGTTCAGGTCGATACCGCCCTAAAAAACACAGGGCAATCTGTCTCGGCCTTTGGCAAGACGTTCAAGGCTCAATCCGAAAAGATGGCTAACCTCGGTAAGAACTCGACTGAAGTGGCAGAATCGTACAGTAAGCTAATTTCGTCTACAAAATCTGTCACCAAGAGCACGGAAGAGCAGAACATCGCAGTAAACCTGTCTGCGAAGCAGCACATATCTCTTGTAGAAGCGACCGAACTTCTGACAAAGGTGAATGCCGGCTCGAATCGGGCGCTCGTCGCAGCGGGTATAAACTTGAACATCGGTAACGCCAAGTTGTCGGCTCAGCAGACGGCTACTGAAGGTGTGACGAAAGCGAAAGAATCTCTGAAGTCTGCTGAAACAAGTTACGCTGCTGCTGTGAAGAAGGGCGCCGAAGAACACAAGGCTGCTGTGGAAAAGGTCGCTTCCGCTGAGGAAAAACTCACCCAAGTACAAGAAACGCAGAAGTCTGATAGCGAAGGACTCGTGCAAGCCCAGAATCAGTTGAAGGAAGCGCAGCGTAACGTCGGTGAAACCGAGAAGAAACTAGCAGAACAAGTGACTGCCGCTCAGCGGTCACTAGCTACAAGCGCAGAAGGCTTGAAGAAGTCTCAGAGGGAATTGGCGGTAGCGCAAAAAGAAGTAGTTGAAACCGCTGAAAAGGAGAAGGCGGCGGTTACACAGGCGGCGCAAGCTGTGAAGGAAGCGGAAGAGTCTGCTGCAGAAGCGGCGCAAACCAGCGCTGACGACATTGAAAAAGCCAAGATCAATCTAAAGAAGGTTGAAGGCGAACACACTGAAGGGAAGATAGAAGGCGCCGGCGCTACAGGCTCCCTGGAAGAAGCGCATCTCAGTCTGAAGGAAGCCGAACAGAAAGCTGCTGACAACCAGCTCAAATCGACTAACGAAGTGTCGAAGGCGCAGGAAGGCTTGACCAAGGCGCAGAAGGAAGCATCGAGCACTAGCAAGGAAAGCGTCACGGCTGCAAATCAAGTCAAGACCGCACAGGAAGGGGTAAGCCAAGCTGAGCGCAGTCTTCAGACGGAAGAGAACAATCTGAAGAAGGCTCAAAAGGAAGCCGCAACGAACAGCACTGCAAATGTGCAAGCGGCGACGAAGTTGAAGGAAGCGCAGAAAGGTGTGTCTGACGCCGAGCGCAAACTGAGTCAGGACCAGAAATCCGTAAGTACCGCCTCACGAGAAGTGGCTACCGCACAGGAAGCTGAGGCGGCCTCATCAACTACGGTAAAGACTGCTCAAGAAAAGCTAGAAACAGCCCACGCGAACCTGTCGCGCGCTGAGGAAAAACTGCATAAGGACACGTTTACCACACAGCAGGTTTTGGAAGCGCTGACACAATACTCAGCAGGGGCGGCTGTCGCAGCGTCAAAAACTCTTTCGGGTGAATTTGAAGTATTCAAGGCTCATATACACAACGTCGCTACCGAACTGGGCGAGAG